GTAAAACTCTCCCAAATCCTTGACACTAGTTGTCCATTCATGAACGAACGTAGTGAAGACATAATCAACAGTGTTTACGGATCTTGCGACACGCAAGCTGTCCCCTCGGGGGGGCCCTTGTACCACGAGGGTACTCAGACCGACCAAAAGGCTGAGCTAAGCGTACAGCATGCTAACGGTACAGAGATGGATTCTCTATCGGCTAGCAAGTCCGAACTATTTGGATCTAGGGTCATGATCCCAGGAGACACTGAACCTCCTGCCGGTGATAAGGCGTCACCGGAGTCGCGAGTTCAAGGGTTACTCCGTGGTCTTGTGCTTGTACTTGCACACCACGATGCCCCGAAGAAGGTTTTGGATTCCTTCCGAACTCAAGTTACCGACTATCTTCTTGTTCCTGAAGAGTCGGTCTTCTTCAAAAGAGCGAAGTACCTTACTGTCGCTCCCATGGCTCAGTACCTTAAGTGTGAGAAACCTAAGGTTCCCGATCTGGATTTTGTTCCAACCGGGCAGTATCGAAACTGGGCCAAGACGCGATTACGTGTATTCAATCGTCGGAACACCCATCTGTGGTATTCCTTTCTTCAAGCAAAGCGTAGCGCCTTGCCTCTCTCGCATGATTTGGTGTTAACCACATACCAAGAGCATCGGAAAGCAATGGAGCTTGAGGATCCCATTGACGACGAGACACACGATCGTGTCATGAAGGAGTTGGAACCAGTTCTCACTAGAATCCAACGATCTTTACGTCATGTGTACGACACAGACGTCCGCAGTGATTTGATCACGCGGCGGGAAGCGGAGCACGTTGCCTCAACAAGGGCGTGCTTCGAGAAGTCCCGTGCCAAAGGCGGCCAACTCGGTCACATTGCGAGTATGGTGCCTGCTCTCGAGCGTTGTAATCCGAAGAATCGGACCGCTGACCGCGAGCTTCCAGACCTAAAGAGAATGCAATTCTATCCTTGGGTTGTTATTGGCGGAACGACGTATACCAACGTCGTCCTCGAAGAGTACGAATACGTCAATGGCGAAGTCGCCTGGCGTGACGCCGTCCTTCGGGAGAGTGTCCGGTATGTTGGACGTGTGACTCTCAAGTGCACGATCCAGGCAGTCTTGGAGCCCCTTAAAGTCCGTGTGATCTCTAAAGGGGAGGCAGTCCCTTATTACATCAGTAAACGCTTGCAGCAAGCTATTCACGGTGTGATGAGGGAGATGCCATGTTTCAGACTGATAGGCCGACCTCTGTGTCCGACCGATCTGATTGATTTGAGTGAAAACCGATCAATCCTGGGCTCAGGTAATTACGAGTGGTTCTCGATTGATTACTCTGCTGCGACAGACCGACTAAGTGCTCGTCTGTCAGCTTCCATTCTGTCTCGTCTCATCGAGGGACAGGATGATTCTCTTCAAGAGATATGGAAGTCTGTACTTGCTCCGCACTACTGCAAGTACCCGTTCCCTTTCAATGCTGAGGTCAAACCTGTGCAGCAGAAGAATGGGCAGCTAATGGGATCGATCCTTTCGTTTCCCGTCCTCTGTCTTGCGAATTTGGGCCTGTACCTGGCTAATATCGCTGAGGATTCTCGACCTTTGAGGGAGAAGTTAGCTGGTGTTCTCGTCAACGGAGACGATATGCTTTATGTAGCGAAACATTCGATGTGGAAATCACATGTCGAACTGGGTAATAGGGTCGGGCTCTCCATGAGTCCCGGCAAGGCCTACACCCACAGCACCTATGCCAACGCAAATAGTGCTTGTTTCCACTACGACCTGTACAATCGGCGTTCCACGCCTTGGTCCATTCCGTTTTTGAACAGTGGACTGTACTTCGGACAGAACAAGGTCCTAGGTCAGCAGGGTGATGATGGCGAAGATGGAGAGCAATCTCTCTCATCGACTATCAACCGTCTTCTCCAGGGAACACTCCCGGGAAAACAGTGTGATGTGCTCAAGATGTATCTGGCAAGACATCGCCGTACAATTGAAGAAGAATGCAGGGGTCGAAACCTCTTCATCTCTCATAGCCTTGGTGGCATGGGAGTTGAGCAGCCAGTGGGCTGGAAGAACGATCTGAAAATCGTCCAGCTGGTTGAAGCTCGTCGGAGATACGATGCTGATCCATACCTCCATCTCGGATGGGGTCCACTGCCGTCTGGTGAGGTCCCAGAGGCTCCTGTGGAGTTGAGAGCTCCATGGCTCGTCCCTGAGTGTCAGGACGAGGTCAAGCATCTACGTGGGTGGAAGGGTATCCCCCATGTTCTGAGCCGAAACGATGTCGGTCTTCCGATTCGTATTTGCAAGACACGACGCGAAATCGAGGGATTCCGTCGTCGTCCGATTCCCTGTCGCGACCCTGTGAAGAAATTCCAGCGCGATCAGATGTTCGAAATGGCAGAGCGGATTGATCAGGAGATCAACGAATACGTCGCTCAGACCCGTGACAACCTTGAGTGGTTGCGGGGATTTGCTTGATGACTTTGGGCCCGGGATGGCCTAAAACTAACCTGTTGTGGGTACACACGCCTCCTCGGCGGCTAGAGGCGGTATCAGATTGGTTTTGAATGAACCTCGACCGGGCGAGCGTCGGAACGCTTGTTTCTCGTGACAGGATATCAGGCGTCTTGAGGCGCTAAGATCATCAATGATATCGAGAGACTGGGGTGAACAGTATAACTCATCATGGGGTCGATGCCCTAACTGTCCAAAACGGTTGGACGGTACCATGCACTGTATTTGGTGCGGAAGTGCTGATCCGTAAAATGCCGTACTAAAGTCTTTTGGGATGTCCGAAGGCCGACACACATATGATCGGTACGCTACCCCATCGACTGGAATTTGTCGAGAGACTGCACGGATAGGGTAACCTGCTTGCAGGAGCCAGGCATTGATGAACAGTCCGCCCTCTGCATGGGTGGATCCCATACATATGCAGAACAATTCGAACCAAAAGGCCCAGGCTGGAGCCAAATCCGGCAAGAGGAAGAGAGGGAATAACCCACCCGATCGACCTGCGAAACGATCGAAAGGCCTCGATGGCGCACCCTTGTCCA